CAGTGGGGGCAGGCGTATTGGGGTGGCGTGGACCCATTCGCCGTATCGTCCATACGTACGTACATTCCATTGCCAGCTCGACGGGCTCACTGGTTAAATATCTCATTAAGCTTAAGCCAAGCGATGGTTGGCTTCACCTACGGTGGGTGTGTTGTGGTCTATGCCGACACTACGACTCGGAGCAAGTAGATATGATTACAGTATCACTTAAACTTTGTAAAGGCTGTAAAAAAGAAAAGCCTATAGAAGCTTTTTCTCGAAGCAACTATAGTAAAGATCGTCTACAGTATTTTTGCAAGGAATGCAAAGCTTTGATTCAAAGAAAATACCGACAAATTCACAAGGAAAAAGTTCAAGAAATCAATTTAAAGTCTGATCTTAAAAGAAAATATGCTTTGACGGTTGAAGAGTATCAGACTTTACTAGTAAAACAAGATGGCTATTGCGCAATGTGTTATGAACGAAAGCCACTAGTTATTGACCACTGTCATAAAACTAAAAAAGTTCGAGGTCTTTTATGCGTAGGTTGTAATGTTGCGGTTGGTCACTACGAAAATCACAAAGAAAAAATAGAAAGATATTTAGGCAGTATTTAATGAAGAACCTGACTTACAGAAGGCTGACAGAAGAAGACCTGAACGATGCGCCGAAAGGAAGTTGGAAAAGCAAGCTCCTCTACGCTATAAATCTTTTTTTCCAGCAGCTCTACTACGGCTTACAAAATCAGCTGACGCCGGAGGAAAACGACATCTGCCAGGTGAAGACGTTCAGTATCGTCGGCTCATCAGTGGCCGCAAACAACACGTTCAGTTTCGTGGCCTTATTTTCGTACCAACCAAGCCGTCTAACGCTCGGAAAGATAGTGCCCACGGATGGGTCGAGCCTCGTCTTTGCCACGGCTCCATTCGTCAGCTGGAATTTCACAGATGGAAAACTGAACATTTTGGGTATTTGCGGTCTAACTGATAGTGTGCCATATTCTGTGACTGTCGAAGTGCGATGGCCGCCAATCACAAACTAAGGAGCAACAAAAATGCCGTATGTTTCAAATATGGATGAGGAGCAGCAGAATCCGAACGCGCCACAAGGTGCGGTGTCACCTTCGGGTGGCGGTGCTGCGCCCGTTCGCCTTTCTCCATCCTCTGCCGTCCCCACGGTTGGCGGAGGTGGGACAAGCGGAGCGAGCACCGGCGCAACACCGACACCGGTAGCTGGCGGGCAGTTCGCCTCCCTGCAGAACTATTTGAGCGCGAACCAAGGCCAAGCGGCTCCGTTGGCGGCCAAGATTACGCCTGGCATCAACCAACAATATAGCAACCTGCAGAACCAGTCAAACGCGACTATAGCCGACATCAACAAGCAGGTGCAGAATGCTCCTGGCTATACGCCAAGCAACCCCGATCTTCTGGCGAAAGAAGCGGCAAATCCAGTGTCATTCACTGGCGACCAAGGAAATATAAAGCAATTCCAAAGCCTTTTGCAGAACGCATACGGAGGGCCCACTTCGGTTGAGGGCACGCCGGAGTATGCGAACCAGCAGGCCGCCATCAACCAAGCCATTGCCACGGGCCAGTCCCAAACAGGAACAGAAGCGGGACGTGAAAACCTCATATCCCAAAACGAAGCAACGCCTACAAGTGGCGTCACAGCCTTGAACGAGGCGATTCTATCCCAGGACCCCAACGCGTTGGCATCCATCCAAAAGGCCTATGATCCGTTCAAGAATTTAGTCACTGGATTACAATCAGGCGCGGCTGACGTAAACAAACAGATCGTCAAGGAGCAGCAAGACGCGGCGGCATCGGCCAAAGCGGCTCAGGACGCCATAAGCGGCCAGATAACTGGCCTAAACACTGGCATAACAGGAAAACTAACAGCCGCACAACAGAATGCAGCCCAGCAAAATGCTCGATTACTAGCGGACGTTCAAAATAAAGCTATTTCTCCTGTTGATGCCCAAGCTCTGGGAATTACACCGGATCAAGCCACGGCACTGTGGCAAGCATCTAACCAAGCTAATCTTCCGAAGTGGGTTACGGGTCCAAGTCATGGGGGGGCCCTATCCCAAACACAGAACATTGATTGGACGCCTTTTTTGCAACAAACCTCTCCTAACGCTATCACTTCTGCGAATGTTGCCACGCCAGAAGACTATGCAAAAGCACAGGCATTTCAAACACTTTTACAAGGAATGAATTTGCAGACACCTACAATGGCTATTAATCCTGCGACGGCAACACAGGCTGGAACAGCACCGACAAATCTCAATACTTTTGATTATAATGCCGCGCTTAATGCTGCGAACGCTGCAAGTTCTGATGAAACAAGTGCAGCACAAGCTCTAGCCAATAAACTAGGGGCTCAAAATCAAGCAAACTATGACGCATCTAAAAAAGGCGGATTCTTTGATCAGTTTGTTAGCAATCCCATAGTGCAATATGCCGCTAATCCGCTTTTGGTAGTGCCTAAAGAACTTAAAAAAATAGGAGTAAGATAATATGGCCCTCTTCGACAGTTTATTCGGATCGTCCGATTCATCCGCGCAAGATTACTTAAAACAAGCACTAGCCGCCTATCAAAATGCGGCTGTTCCGACCATCGCGTCGGAGACGGTGGGCCAGCTACCCATGGAGACGGTGCAGGGAACCGTAAATCCGGCGGCGATCCAAGTGGCCACCCAAGCCCCGTCGGCCTACAACAACATCGCCCTTGATCCCGCCACCAGGGCGGCGCAAATGGCGGCCCTCAGCCAATACACGGACATCGCCAACGCCGGTGGGCTTGATCCGGCGGCCAAGCTCGCCTTGCAACAGACCATCGACGCGGCAAACGCCCAGAACAGGGGCGCGCAAGAGGCCATCATGCGCTCGGCGCAAGCGGAGGGCCAGGGCGGGGGAGACTTTGCCTTGACACAACGCGCTATTGAGGCGCAAGGCGCATCAGACACGGGCGCAACTCAAGGCTTACAAGCTGCCGCCATGGCGGAAGCCAACCGGCAAGCCGCACTGAACCAAATGGCGAACATTGGCGGAGGTATCAACGCCTCCGATTACGCGCAAGCGGCACAGAAAGCGGCGGCGCAGAACCAGATCAACGCGGTAAACCAAGGGTATACGAACGCCGCAAACACCGGCAACGTGGCCAATCAAATTCAGGCGGGCGAATTCAACACGAACACTGCTCAGGGCGTCAACGCGGCGAACACGGCGGCGGGGCAGAACCGTGTGTATTACAACGCGGCCCTTCCTCAACAACAATTCAACAATGAGCTGAACAAGGCGGCGGGAATATCCGGCGTTAGCCAACAACAAGCTGGCGCGGCTCAAGCGGCGCAAAATGCGGGTCTTGGATTCGCTGGCTCTCTCTTAGGAGCGGCAGGAACCATCGGCGGAGCCGCATTGGGCGGACCAGTAGGAGCAGCGATAGGAAGCCAAGCAGGCAAAGCTATAGGGCGACCCGCTACAGCCTCTACAATTCCAGGTGGTGCTACAAATCCGTCTGTTTATCCAGGCTATCAACAAAATGCTGCCGCAAATCAGCCATTTGCAAAAGGGGGTTACGTCTGTTATGCAGAGGGTGGAGTGACGCACGACCACGCGATCTGTGCCAAGCTTGGCGCGCTTATCCCTGGCAACGCCAAGGTGGAGGGCGATAGCGAGGAAAACGACACGGTGAACGCAAAGCTGAGTCCAGGGGAGCTTGTCATCCCGCGTTCGGTGCCGAAAGATGGAGAAAGCATGGAACGTTTTGCTAGAAATGCCCCCATTGGTGGCGATCCAAATCATCGCGTTGATTTAACTTCCTTTACAAAAAACTATAAAAGGTCAAAATAATGCCTATTCTTGGAGAACGAAAACAATTCTGTATACAAGGCCACGATACTTTTATAGGTGGTCGTTTTTTGTCTAGCCGTGCTTGTAAGGTGTGCACAGGGATTCGTGCTAATCAATGGAAAAAGAATAACCCTGAAAAATTATATGAAGTGGATCGGTACGCAAAAATAAAACTATTTTACGGTTTAACGAGGGCAGACTATGATAGGCTTCTCGAAAGTCAAAAAGGATTATGCGCTATATGCTACAAAGTAAATGGCAATAAGGCTCTTGCTGTAGATCATGACCATCGAACTAATAAAGTTAGAGGGTTATTATGCGATAAATGTAATCAAGGAATTGGGTGCTTTAGAGACTCTAAGATATTTCTATCGTCTGCTATTTCCTACTTGGAGAAAAATCATGCCTCTTAAATCCGGCAAAAGTCCTGACATTATAGCCCATAATATAAAAGAGATGCAAGCAAGCGGTCATCCTCACGATCAAGCTGTTGCCGCAGCTTTGCATAACGCGCATCCGCGCGGCGGAAAGAATATGGCGGAGGGAGGGAGCATACAGGATGAACCAGGTATACAAGATACAACTGTTTCAGACTTTTTAGCCCCTTATCTTTTGGGCCCAGCTACCAAAAGTTTGGCCGAAAGTTTGCCTATGACTCTTGAAGGCTTAGGTGAAACAGGTGCTATGACTTTAGGACCTGAAGATGAAACAGCAGCGCAAGCTTTAGAAATGGCAAAAAAAGCCTCTTATAAAGTATCTCCTGCCATTAAAACCGCTTTTAATAAAGCGGCTCCAAAAATGGAAGGGGTGACAGAAGCAGCTGCCCCAAAGATCGAAGCCTTTCTTAAGGGCATTCAAAAAAGCCCAAGCGGAGATGTTAAAATTTGGGGTGTTAAAGGACCGCCAGAGCTTTTGAAGTCTGAATTTGGCGATGCAGCTCCTGGTTCTGTTCCTGAGCATATCCTTAGAGCTAAAGGAATTCTACCAGCGCAAATTAATGTTCCTAGCCAGGTTGCGCCTAATGCCTATGCTGAAGGCGGCTATACGTCTCCCGAAGCCACACAACGTGAACCAAGTAATACTCAACCTCAACCATTTGCCGAGGGCGGTAAAGTGGAACGCTCTTCTTTGGCCCATCCTGTCCCAAACGGTATGATGGCTCGTGCAATGGCTATGGGTGGCTATCCTCATGTTACCCTTCTAGAAAACGAAAAATTTCCAGGAGTTAAAAAAGATGTTCATCTTACAAAAGAAGCATCTAAAACTCTAGGAAATGCCGCTACTGGGCGAAATGAAAATTATGCAGAAGGTGGCTATCCACACGTTACATTCCTAGAAAATGAACCACTAAGTAAAGTGAAAGAGGTTACACATGTACAAGGAATGGACCCATCCGTAAAGAAAGACATGACGGAAACGGGCGAAAAAGAGAATCCTAAACATATGGCCAAGGGCGGAGCCGTCCCGCACGCGCCAGGCGGGGATGTTCACGTCAACCGCGAGTCGCACATGTCCGTGCCCATCGTGTCCAAGGACACCGAATTTCACTTGAAACGCACGCCGGACGAGATGGCCAAGGACGACGTTGGCGACACCGTCAAAGTCGCCCTTCCAGCCACGGTCACATCGAAAGAAGGGGATATGGAAAGGGTGAAGACTCACGGGGATGCGGAAGTCCAGAAAGATGGGGCGACGATGCCCATCACTATGGCCGAAGGCGGAACGCTGAAGAAGGCCGAGGGACGCAACGCGGAACCAGAAAAGCCAAAGCTAGCGGCCCCTAGTGACGAGAAACTGCGTGCGATATACAAAGCCATGGGAATTAAGCAGTACGCGGACGGTGGAGTTACACCAAGCGATGGTACTGTGACCACTGGCGGTATGGCTTCGCCAAGCCCTAGTGACCCCACATACTGGGACCAGATCAAGGCAGCTTTGTCGCAAGTCGGCACCACGCTTGGAAAAACTTTGCCCACGATGCCAGCCGTCGCGGAAGGCGCGGCAAACGTAGCGGCGACCCCAGGAATCGCGCCAGCCGTCAATGCGGCGTTGGGTACCAATCTGCCTGGAGCGACGGCAACGCCTCCAGCTCTAGTTGCGGCACCACCCATGCCGCCAGTCGTACCTCCGGCGGCCCCGCTACCAAAGCCAGCCGCTCCGGCGGCCACGCCGGTCGCCTCTACCGCAGGTATGCCAAATCTAGGCACTATATTCAACCAGGACACGTCCAAGCTTACCGAGGGGGTCAATCCCGAGGACCGGCAAGCCCTGGCCGACAAGTTACAGGAGCAGCAACACGGGCTAGGCGCGGTCATCGCGCAGGCCGTCTCTGGGCTCGGGGACGCGCTCGCCGCCAAGGGCGGAAAGGAGCAGCATTCGCTGCAGAACATATTCACCATGGAAAAGACTCAGCGGGACGAGGCTCTAGCCAACTTCGACAAGGCTCGCCAGGACAGAATTCAAAAGCTGCAACTGCAGACGCAAATGGGTGATAACGCCCTTAAGCAGGCTGCCGCTGCGGACGCATACGGCGTTGATGACACCCTCAACAAGATGATAGGGGCACCCAAGGGCACGATGAAGAAGGACTTACCCACGTACTTCCAGCTGATGTCGGCCCAGGTGGCCAAGCAAGAGAAGGATGCGGACCTCTATATGAAGGCGCACGCGCAGGCCTCAACTGACGTGGACAACGCAGTAAAGAACGCATCCGTGCTCAGCATCAAGCCCAGCGCGGCACAACTACAGGCCAGCGGATCAAAATTAGCAGACAATTACTTCAACAGAGCCAAGGGCAACGTGCTCATAAAGTCTTCGGACGGTCAGACGCTCTGGATTCCGGCGGGCAACCTGTCAAAAGCCAAACAACTAGACCCCAACTTACAGGTTCAGCCGTAAAGGACGATAACATGGCTATAGACTTTTCTCAATTGGATGCCGCACCGGCCCATACGGGCAAGGTGGACTTTACCGCCCTAGGGGCAATACCAGCGGTGGGCACAGAAGAGCCGACGGACGAAACAACGGCTTTGGGAGCGGCGGGACGCGGGGCGGTCGGCATGATCCCACTAGGAACCCAAGCCACAGCCGCATTATCAGGGGCGGTTGAAAATAAACCATATTTGCAAGAACGCCAGGAGATTGAGAAGGAGATTCAGGCCGATATCGCATCCCATCCGGTGGCCAGGATGGCTGGGCAGGCCGCCGGAGTGGTGGCTCCAGTTATCGCTACGGGGGGTTCTAGCGTCCCAATGACCGTTGGTGAGGCCGCAGGCCAAGGGGCGGCGATTGGGGCCGGATTCGGGGCGGGAAACGCCATAGACACGCTCGCCAGCGGGGGTTCGGGGGCAAAGGCGGCGGGAGAAGTCGCTTTGGGGGCCGGATTGGGTGCGGTGGGGGGCGCGGCGGGGCAGAAGCTAGCTGGATTAGCTGAGAAGGCCGTCCCAGGCCTAGAGGAATTTGCATCAAAGAAGGCGGCGCAGAGCGTGGGCATGGGCTCGGACGAGCTGGGCAACATGAGCCAACAGGAGCTTCTCGACACGGGAAAGATGCTCATGGACAAGAACATAGTGCGCCCAGGGGCATCCACGCAGGAAATGTTCGATACCGCGAAAGCCATACACGAGCGGTATGGCGACCAGATAGGCCAAATCGGGAAGCAGGCCACCGAAATGGGGCTCACAACGGACACCAAGCCGCTATTGGATGCACTGGAAGAAAAGTATAGTAGCGCGAGCCAGCTTGCAAATCCAGACGAAGCTAAGGCGGCCCTGTTCTACAAGCGCGGCATGGCCGACATCATAGCAATGGCGAACCGCAACGGGGCGGAGCGCGTGGCTCCAGACATAACGACCGCGCAGCCAGCCAGCTTCATCACGTTCGACCAACTTCAGCAGCTAAAGAAATCGTACGGAAACTCGGCGTTCGAGAATGGGGCGGTAAAAAACGCCGCCGCAGCGGACGTGTACGGGCAACTTAGCACGGCGCAGAAAAGCATAGTCAACAAGGCGGCTGACAATCCGAACCTTCCCGTTCAGTTGAAAGACGCGATGGCCGGATACTCGAAGCTTTATCCCGTGGTTGACGGCTTGCAGGACGTGTTGGGCCGCGAGAGGGCCGGAAACATGCCCGCAAAAGGATTTGGGATGATCGGGAAGCTAGTCGGCCAGTTGCCAGGCCAGAAAACACCCGCCATAAATGTCTTGACATCGCTAGGCTTGCTCGGTGCGGGGCACCCACTTTGGGCCATAGGCGCGGCCACGGCTACGCTGCAAAACCCCAGGGCTATGGCCGGAATGGCGCAGAGCGCGGCAGCCGCCATACCCAACATAGCGGGCATGCTGCCCGTGGCCGGAGCGCAGATCGCGGGTTCCGCACCAAAGAGTGCGGCCCCCACCACTATAAACGTCAGTCATCCCGCGTTGGCCCCGTGGAAGCCAGTGTTCGACAGGAACGCCGCGATGGCCAAGGACGCGGGCGAGCTTCAGAAGTCGCAGGCGGTGACGGACTTCATCCTAAGCCAGCGCGATCCCGCCTACGCGGCGGCGAAGCAGAAGATGTCCGACAATCCCGTGGCTACGAACCAAGACAACCATCTACAAAACGAGACACCTGAATCCCGCCAGAATCCCGCCAAAATGGCGGAAGGCGGCCTCACCGAGCCGATCCCCGAGCTTGGAAGCACGCTGGAGGGCCTCGCCTCGCAGCTCAAGAATCCGACGCACGAGAAGAAGCCGGTCCCGATGGAAGACCTACCGGCGAACAGCACACAGAAGTTCCACCAGCCGTTCAATTCGGACATGGCGGATAAGCTAAAGGAATTTTTAAGGAACCAAAAGGAGAACAACGATGCCCAGCCTTGAAAAGCGCATCTCCAGGCTCGAAGAGGCCCTGGAGAAGCACCTCATAGAATCGGGGGAGATACGGGGGGACCTTAAGTGGCTGAAGAAGTCCATTTGGTTCATCCTCGGATCGCCGATCTTGATAGAGACTCTGCACCACGTACATCTAGCGGGGAGATAGAAATGGAGGGACCCGTATGGATGCGATTGTTTGCCCAGGTTGCCACCTCTCTGTCATCCCTATTCGCATCTTCGAGCAGTCCAAGCGCACTAAACAATGGTACCGCATCACAAAGTGCTCCCGCGAGCGATGCGGCTTCAACATCGACCTCGACGAATGCGACAAACCTGCTCCGCGTAACACGGGACCCAAAGATGAAAACGACAGACGCTCATTTTGGAACTATGGATTATGAAGGAAAACCGCTCGGATTTACAATGGAGAGGATAGAGGTAGCAATACCAGAGGGCATATACCGTTCTTGTAAGGAGATTTCGCCGCATTTCGGATTTGCGACTCCGCATCTTCAAGTGCCAAGCCGCACCTACATCGAAATCCATCCGGCCAATTATCCAGCACAACTAGAGGGCTGCATTGCCATAGGTACAACCATCGACAATGACAGTCTGGACAATAGTCGTGCTGCTTTCGATAGGATGATGACAATTCTTCCAGATGAATTTACCGTAAAAGTAGAATCAATACCCGCCTAACAACACGAACAATAAGCACACGCCTAAATAACTACCTACCGCCACGAGCAACCAAATCGCAAATGCCTTCCATAAATTCATTTTATTTCCTCCGCGTCGAGCTTCTCGTCTAAAAAGCATTGGGCGTCATGAGGATGCTTCTGCAGGCAAGCCCATATGGCTTGTCGGCACTGTTGTACTGCGCGTGGTGACCATCCGGACCCATAGAGACCGGCATTAGGCTGGCCGCACCACGCCGCTATGGCTATTAGAGTCGCCAACGTGTTCATTGCTTCATTCCCGCTAGTACGACCGCCATCCACGCAACCCATGCCACTAGCATAATTATAGGCGGCATTATCTCTTTCCTCCCTTGCAGGCGTCATATCCATCGCGTACGCCGAACATGTACATGCTGTATAGTGTGAGCATGAAGTTCTTACTACGCTTGTAGCGCGCTACTCCGTCCTGGCAACCTTTCACGTAGGTATAGTCAAACAATGGGAACAAGATCAACGCGGTCAACAGACCGGCGGAAATATAGTGTTTCATTTGTCCCCCTTTTTGATGCTGTTACCGCCCAAGATCATCCGCAATATTTGGCCGATTGAAGGAGACTTCCATGTCCTCAAAAACTCATGAATAGTGCTCGCTGACACTCCTCCGCTAACTCCCAACTCCTCGTCCTTTCGGTTCTGCAAGCCCCATGAAGTTATAGCCACTACTTCCCCTCGCTCGTTGATCCAAGGGCCGCCGCTATTTCCTCCATGGATTAAACCATCCGTCAAAAGATAGCCTTGAAAGTCTCCGCTTATGATTCCAAAACTGACAAACCATTTCATTGAGCCTAGAATATTTCCCACTATGGTTATGGGCTCGCCGTCATAGTGCATGTCCTGAAATACGGCGTAATGCGCGATCACAACCGCGCTACTAAGCTCAAGAACGGCAAGATCAACGCCGCTATTGACAAGTATTGGTTTTCCTTTTACTACTATACCTATTGGATAGGGATAAATCCACATGTCGTCTTGCGAACTTTCCACCATATGAGCGCACGTAAGAACGTGGGTAGGATCAATAAGAACGCCGGTCCCTCGGCCTACACTACCAAATCCTTCGTTGCTAATGAGAACAGTGAAGGCTTTGGCGCGATTGATGGCTTCACGATTTAATTCATAGCCGTGATAGCGGGTCACAGGAACTTTAACCCGTGGTTTAAATCCTTCCTCTCTTTTCCAACCCCAAATTCCGAGGCTCAATAGGCCTAAAGTAGCGAGTGTGCGGATAAGGCGTCTCATTTTTCTCTCCTTTTTACCAGAACTCAATCATAGTACCCAACACAAGCAATGCTAGTCCACCGCCTAGCCAACCCAAGCCTTTCACGACTCCAACAACGACGCAAACTACCCCAACAAGCACCAATAAGTTCATACTTCATTCCTCCATGGTCTACATTCAGGACATATGTGCTCAGGCCCAGGATTATAAGGTGGTTTGAACATTATTTGCAACACATTCTTTCCCGCAAGGAGCGGCTTCACGTCCCGCACATACTGGGCTTTCTTACGACGGGCAAGTTCTCGCATGAGAAGAACGCGGTCCTCCCGCCTTTGCACGCCATAGCGGCGACAAAAACGAAAGAACAGCAACCCCACCCAAGGATCGATAATGAACCCCTCGCTCATAGCCTGATATCCACGCCTTTTACCTTCTCATATCGCGCATGAGACCATCCGCCACATGAGGTACATTGGTATCGCTTGGCCTTATTCACTTGGGCCGGAAGCCATCCCCGCGATTGCAGTGTCCCTTTTTTGCCGCAGATTGGGCATTGCCGACCATCCTCGTTAATGAGGGCGATGTTCGGGTGTTTGAACCCTAACGGGCGTAACTTGAGATACACTTTTTCAAGCAACTTCACATCTATTTCGCAATGCTTCACAATCTCTTTGAGCATCGCCTTGTTGCCAGCTGCCGCCCTAAACCACTTTTGCACCTCTACGCCATGCTTCTTTAACTTCCAGCCGAAGGTGGCCGACGTGTTGTCGAGCCGTCCCGACATCTTTAGCTTCTTGAATATAATCTCGCAGGTGTCGAAGTGCGGAACGTTGGGCAATGGTGGCAGATCGTGGATAAGTAGGCGTGTGTTTATGAACGGAATGTCAAACCGTTTCCCATTGTGCGTCACGATCATGTCCGCATCGCCTATGATATCGTATATCTGCTTGCAAAGGGCCTTGTCGTCGTAGGGATCGGGAAGAACGTTGTTTCTGACGACCGTGTGCACCTTCTTCTCGCCGAGGTCCTTGTAGCTCATGCAGAATATGAAGCCTGAGTCGGCCTTAAAGTACGATCCATGACTTTCTATGTCGAGAAAACGAATTTTAGCCAATTTAGCACCTCTCCTTTGGAAAGTTTGGATCAGAGCAACATCCATCGCAACCGTGGACTCCCCGACTATGGCCAACCCCATGACGACAAGAGTATTCGGGACCATCGCTCATGCGTTGATATGGCCAATGCCAAGCCTTATCTTTTTTCTTACGAATCCTGTCTTTAGTTTGCTTGGTCATTTTTACTCCTCTCTTCCGTTATGACTTCGGCGAGAACTTTTGCTCCTACCATCATCTCGTATAGCACCTGCAATGAGCCCTCAAGTCCAAGATGACCGTACATTTGGCGCATCTCAAACCTCAATTGAGCGATATCAAGCTCAGAGGGCTCTTTCATGCGGAAAATACCTGTTCAGCGTCCAGTTGCTCGTAGATTTCATCGGTATGTTCTTCGTCCGCACCTGTAACTGAGGTATCGCCAATCCAATAGACTGGACGAGGCTTTAAAGACCCGTCCGAATTATGCGTTTCTATGTCAAAACCAAAAATAATCATTTTATAGCCTCCACTTTCAAGTAATTTAGTAGTTTTGTAGCGGACTCAAGATCATGCCGACCAACTACAAATTTATTACAGCGATAGCAAAGTAAACCCCTGATTTGACCTGTTTTATGGTTGTGATCTAGGTTCAGTCTACGCTTAAACATAGACTCTGGTTTTTTACAAATAGCACATTTTCCATCTTGTTGTTTAGCTAAAGTTGCACGTTCTTTCTCGAAAAAGCGACTACTCCATCTTTGTTTTTTCAAATAAACCTCTTTTTTCCTATAAGTCGTGCGTGTCGTTTTAACGCAGCTATAACAACTATCTTTGGCGATTTTTTCGTTCGTCGTGCGACGGCTTTTACCATCGTCCAACTAACGTCGTTAAAATATAACTTGCCACGCTTATATATGGCACGGCCAACGCTATTTTCCATAATTTTTCTCGCAAAAAGCTAAAAATAGTCCAAGCGTTTCCTGCATATGGGAGGTAAGAGCAATATGGCGTTCCGCCAAATATTTTTTGTTGGCCGCCCACATGGCCCTTTCCATCTCATCTATAATCACGCCAAGTTCCGCGTCCAATCGTTGCTGCTTTCTAGACTTTAGCTGAGTTCCAATTATCGCCATAGCCAACCTCCGCTCGTAATTTTAAATTCGGCATCCATGTCGGTGCTTTCTCCATATGGAGTCGAAGAAAGTGTGCATCTATTTGGACATCATGATCGCTACATCCCTCTCGTGAGAGAGCTAAAATTTCATCGTGCACTTGACCGACGCAATTTATGCCATCCGCCTCGGCCCGCTCAATGGCTTCCTTGCATAGCTCCCCCGCGAGGGCTTGGCATATGTTCTCGATGATCTTGCCGCCATACAATCCCGTCTCTTCGCTTTCATATGTCTTGAAAAAAATGGTATAATGCCATCCCTCGGTCATTTCCTTACGCCGATTGTCAAAGAACATCCCGAAGCATAGGTTCGGATACTTGATCTCCAAACCGGATGGCAATACAAGCGCGGCTTTTTTTACCTTTATGAAAGGAGCAAACCAAAGACACCCAACCTTTCCAGACGCGATAAGCGGTAAAAGATTGTCCGCGTTTTCCCATAGCCGAGGGACATTGAAGTATGTTGTTCGATACAGGTCTACTGTTTTCCATGCTTCATCCTTTGTGATGTCAACGCCCATCACTGTCTTAATGCGGGTCTTAAACTTCTCGGCCCCCATCTGATAACCAAGTCCAAGAATGGACTCCTTACCATATTGTCGCTCGACCTTATCGGCCTTCGTGATTTTACGCCCATACTTCGTCGAGGCGAAATCCGCATAGACATCTTCATTATTGATGATTTTGCCCATGAGCTTAGGCTCCTTGGCGAGCCACGCGAGAAGCCTCAGTTCAATGGCGGCAAAATCCCCCACGATGAGTTTATGGCCCGCAGGAGCGCATATAGCGTCCCGAAGAAAAGAATTGCGAGTGAAGTTCTGAGGATTGCCACCCGCGCCAGAGCCCCCAGAGTACCGATGCGTCTGAACCGCTCCCGAAAAGCCGACATCAAAAGGAAATGTGCCAGTTTTTGCAACCGCCAATAGGCTCTCGCCTCTAGTCTCCAGGAGATTGGACTTGCTGGCGATTCGGGCGGCGTAGAGTTCTGGCGCGAGTCCGCGTAACGTAGCCAGTCCATCGTCTGTTCGGGCGAATGCCGGTATAAGCTGTCCAGTTCGGGCGGATTGCTTGGTTGGAACGGCAATTCCTTTGGAGATGAGATATTCACTAAACTGTTTATTGCTAGAGAGCGTTGCTTTAGAGACCCCACTCTTTTTGATGATTTCTTCGCGTCTCGCTTTTTCATCTTTGACTCCTTTTTCCAAAACTGCGGTGTCAAGCACAAGGCTTGGTTCGACAAAAGCACGGATAGTCCAGTCCATGGGTCCGAGCTGGTTTTCTGGGAACTGCGGAATAAGTTTCTCATAGATTCCTTTGCAAATTTCAACATCGTTCTTACAGTATTCTCCCAAGGCGGCTAATTGTTCGGGCGACGGATGTAGGAGGCCTTCGCAAGAGATTTCTCCTTTAGGCGTCATCCCCAAATATTCGGCTAGCCGCTTGAGTGAATATCCAGAAACATTCTCGCCTAGGATGGCTTTCGCTAGTCCCACCGTGTCCATCCAAGCGAACGGCTTGGCCTTGAACCGCCAAGATAGGATCGAGCCATCGAATCGCACGTTGTGGGCTACCACCACCGTATTTTTCCAGTCAACAGACGCCACCCATCCCTCGATCACGTGGATTCCGGCGAGCCAATGAGTCTTCTCCTCGTCGAGAAACCTATACGCTAAACCATGCGGCCAAAACCGTGAATCTCTGACATACTCGGTAACGGATAAACTTTCTAAATCGTAAGAACTCTTTCTATTATAGAATGTTTCAAAATCGATAATAACAATTCGTTTATCTTTATAATCCAAGATACGCTCCTGCTCTTTTTAGTAATTTTGGATTATCCCGAAACATCCCTAAACCTGTATTACATTGCTTACAAAGACCGCCTCTTACTTTACCTGTTTTATGGCTATGGTCAATAACCATTGCTTGATTGCCACAAATTTGACAACCCTCGGCTAGTAAGGCAAAATAGTCGCCTAAGTCTATTCCATAGGCTTTCCAGACATGATAGAGTTTACTTTTTTCGAGATGAAAAGTTCTATGGGCTCTATAAGAACTACTTTGCCACTGTGCTTTCTTCTGTTGCCATTCCGGCGTTCCATAATAATCTCGTCGCCAGCATCGAACACATTGACCTTTTGCATAATGCTTTCGCTTCGGATGACAAACTGTCATTACAAGGGACTTGCCGTTTGGATTTTGTTTTAAAATGCTAGTGATCCTTTTTGGAGCTTCTGCTTCACAAATTCTGCTCCGTTGATATTGAAAAGCACAGCAGCAGCATGGTCCTCATCCATCTCACCGCGTAGCCATTTCACCATGTGGTCTAGGGCCGATTCTTTGAAGCGTTGAAGCTCAGCTTCTCCATCCGCAAGCGTCCAGTTTGGCACCCCTGGGGCAACATCGGGATATTTCTTCGCGCCCTTGTGGAGATGCTCCGCCCATCGTTGAGCCATTGGGCCGGTAAAAATGCGGAGATAGCGCGGTTTATCGCCCGTGTCTCGAACCATTCCGCTTTTAAACTCTTCCCGTTTACCGCTATCTTTAATCATAAATCCAGGCTGTTTTTGACAAATATGACCATCGAAGAAGTTTCCATTATCGCAACACTTCGTCGGCCCGTACATTTGATTCTTTTCCATGCTATTCTCCTTCTTTTTCCGCTTTGTTCTTAAAGTATATCCCATGCGCCCACATCAAGCCCGCCAGAACCATGAACGCCACAAAGTACGTGTCGCCGTCGATGGCGCAAATCGTGGCGATCCACAAGTCAATGGCGGCCAGCGCGAACGACAGCCTATAGGTTGTTGATGCTGACATACACATCCCCAGCCTCGCGGCTCTTCTTGTCCTCGTAGGGCGCGGCGATCCGCCTGTATAGTTCCATCTTGGCGCATTCCAGCACGCCTATGACGGCGTTGATCTGCGTGTAGCTTAGCCCATTCGTCATGAGGTAGGAGTCTAGTAGTCTCGTGACGAGATAATTCAACTCGCCGACCTTAGTGGGCCCCCGACCATCTTCTAAACTAGCACGAATTGCTTGGTCAATATATGGCATATTACTCGACCTCAAGGATATCGACGCGTAATAAATCCTGCAGATGTTGATTCTTTGTTTTTTCAACTATCTCTAGAATACACATAGCCGCTTTTTCACGGCTAGAAAACACACCGCTTACTACGCAATCATCGACGACTTGAAATACTTTCATTTTTTATCTCCTTTACTATGCGCCTTGTGGATTCGAGCTATTATTCCCGTTTCCTTGAACTCCTGTAAATCCTTGACTAATTGCTCCAACTCTTCACTAGTTTTTTCTATACTCATTTGATTCTCCTTTTAAGATAACGAAAAGCAGCCATCGGCGTTCCGAATATCTTCGTAGCCAATACCGTTGTAAAGTTCACGAATTGCCTATCGTACATTCGCGGGGCAATAAGAAGAATAGGCCGTTTATGAATAAAATGCATTCGTGCCATCTCCCAGTTTGTTCCAGAACTTGAATGATCGCCCGTCAATACTACAACCGTTTTACATCTGTCTAGATGAGAAAAATCCTTTTTAACGTACCATCTCATGCGCTTCATACTCGGCTTCGCGTCGATGACCAAGTGCGGCTTTATAAGCTCGTCCTCCGCCGGATCGTAGTATTTGAGCCCGAGCTGGCGGCAGATGGCCTTGGCGTTCTCGCGCTCGGTCAGGACATCTCTGCCGAGACGCTTATGCATAGCTCCCGCAAGGTAACAATCATACTTTAGACTTTTTACGCCCATTGCATCATCCTTGCAAAAAGTTGTTCACGAATTTCTTCTATATAAGCGGCATCTTCTCGCGTCGCTGACATCTCAAAGTAAGTCCCAGAAACAAATGGTTCTATTTCTAAATCTTCACTTGGTAAACCAATGGCGATCATGCCGTTTTGCCCCCATGTCGAAAAGGCCGCTTTTTGTTGTACGCCATCTTGACCTCGATGGCCTGCGACAAGTCCCACCCCTTGTACCCGCAGAAGTCCGCTATTCGGATTATAGCGTCGGCGAACTCTTCTAGTTGATTGGCCTCGCGCATGTTCCGCACAGCCTCAGTCGCCTCGGATATCTCCGAGTGGATGAGGGCGTGAATTTCGAGAGAGGTGCGAGGGAAAATCCACCATCCCTTGTCTATGGCGGTGCCGTGCGCCTCGCGAACCAGTTGATCGATGGTCATTTGTCTCCCCGCGCCGTTTGGTAGGCGGCGAGCGCGTCAATAACAAATTGTCGATCTCGGTTTTCGTCAACAAGTTCTTTCATTGCCTTCGCCAATTCCCGCCTTCCGCTCCGCTTCGAGGGCTTTTAAAATCAAACAATCTTTGGGCATGTGTGAACCGCCATTACGAATCTTTAAACAAATATCATCAGCAATCTCTCGCATTCTGTTCTCGCTCATAGAACTTTTATAGTATAATCTCTCATGATTGCGAATCCACCTTATCATCGTCCTCATAGTCCTCCCAATCGAAGCAGTCCGAGTGCACAAGCTCGACGCACTTGGTCGGATGGTCTATAGCGTAACTAGTGTCGCTGTCGATGAGTTTGAATTTGGCCACCATTACGGCCACAACGTCGTCACCGTCCTTGAATTCATAGTCGCATATGGGGCAATTACGGGTCATAATGTCACTCCTAATCCCAAAGATTGAAGAAGCACTCGTGAAAGAGCCTCATCCCTTTGTTGAACCGCCGCCACGCGGCGCGGTTTTCCGCGCCCCTATACCTATGCCTCATCTCTTGAATCTCGCGGGCGGCTACAAAGCCGTCGATAATCCCTAGGAGCCGCGTGTCCCATCCCTTCACCGTCATGCCCACGGGCGTTCCGTGCTTTGTCTTGTGAAGGATTCTCAGTGCCTCTGGCATCCACTTCGTGAGATACCAATCGATACTCCACACGTCGCACTCGGCGTAGCCTCTGTAACCACGTTGAATGAACCACTTCGCTTGGTCATAAAGAGCGATGAAGTATTTGTGCGGCTGATAGAGATAGGCCGCATAATTGTAGTCACCGAACGGCGGCGAATATTTAGTCATCCACTTGGGGACCAAAGAAAAATAAAGTTTATGAAAGTATATACTTCCGTCTTTTAGACGATACTTTTTAAGAATCATTTCCCCGACGCCTTGAGCCAAGCAACGAAATTTTCATGTACTTGTGCGACTTCCTCGGGATCAATGGCTTTTATAATTCTTTCCGCCGCTTCTAAGCGAACGATCATCGCGTCCAATATTTTTGGATTAATTGTAGGAATGTATAGTGTTCCTAAGCTAAACTTCAGCCGTTCTAGATCATCGTCGGTGAAAATCATTCTATCTCCTTCCGCATCCGCTTCCAGCAAGGGGCACATCGAGTATAATACCATCCTCGTCCTCTCAGCTTTCCAGGCTTACCGCACTCCTCGCATGTCTTCGAGCTTTGTCTTTCCGCGTTATCAATGATCTTGTACATCTCCTCGGTGCCGTGGGTTATGTAAAAGCGGAGCGTGCCATACTTCTCCTTGATTTGGGAGGCGCGTGGACCACCGCCATACCAATGGAAGGGATTATTCAAACCAGGAATGAGCTTATTAACAAGCCAATAAAGGGGCTTAAAAAGTCCTGGAACCTTGTTGGACCAATAGAGAACCGTACGAACGTATTTGTACCACTTCTTCTCCAAATGAGCATACTTGTCATGCTCCGCCTTGCACAACGGCTCCAACTTTAGGGCGGCTTCCCTTAGCAACCCATACCATCCGTCGCCACACTCGAAGCCCCAGCAAAGGGCCGTGGTTCGCATGTCGGCGTGCCTGTCGCCGAACAAATGGGGGGCGATCCTGCAAAGTTCCTCGTCAAGTTCTCGTTTCATGCCTTACCTCCGTTCATCCACTTCGTGAACTCCAACCAGCAAATCTGACAACAACCTTGCTTGTTTCGTCGGCCACACCAGAAACAATAGAAAATACGACCCATCAGTCATTCAAGCCGCGCACGACTATACCGTTCGGCACGTCGAGGACCGATGCATAGAACGCCTTGGCCTTTTGGGCCATCGTGCTCTTGACGTGCCATACGATGGACGTGTTGTCTTGCACCTTCCGCACGATCAGCGCGAACTCCGCCGATGCACCTATCGCCACGCTACCGGCCATCGTGCCGAGGTTTGGCTCGCCCTTCTCCTCGGTCGAATACGCGAACTTGTTCTCGTGGTTGATGAACATGAACGTGCATCCGATCTCGTTGCGAAGCTCCTTTATGCGCTCAAGCACCTTCTGTATCTCCGTCCTATCGTTCTCCGGCAACGTGTGGAAAGTGGCGAAGCTGTCCACGATCACCAAGTCGGGTCGCATAGACAAAAGCTCTGTCCGAAAGGCTTGGTAGGATTGGTCCAAATTCAGACGTATCGTCGTACCAGACTTGAGAAATAGACTCTCCTTCAAGTCTGCGTGTGCTATGCTTTTGGCGGCAAGTACAGAGCTGAATCGTCGCTGAGTCTCCCCTTTCCAGCGTTCTTGGTCCACAAACAAAACTTTGCAACCGTTCACTGGAAACAACCCTATCCACAGGCCGCCACCCCGTGCACACTCCACAGCGAAGTCGATACATAACCAGGTTTTTAGTGTTTCGGGCAAGCCAGCCACGAAGCCTATCGATTTTTTTGCCACGAATGGTTTGCATAGCCAGTCCACCTCTTTTATGTCCTCTAGGAATGTGTCGACACTCTCGGAATGTTCCAGTCCTTGCGGCGTCCCCGCTGGGTACCGCTTCCATATCTCTGCGATCTTGTCGCGTAGGCCCTCGAACGGCCTACCGTCTACGAGAGCATATGGTTGGAGTAACTTAAACGTATCGTCCTCGCTAAAGTTATGTATTCGAAACTTGCCAAGCACGCTTATAAGCGTATTATGCACATGGCCCTTCTTCATCTCCTCAAGAGCGGTAGCGATCCAACTATCAGGCTTGCGGATGGTTGAAATCGGAGCCGCACTCACAGTTTGTGATAAAGGTCCGCCCATCTGTTGCTGAAACATGGCCGGGAGAGGTGAAAGTGATCCACGGTTTAGCGGCTGCCCAACCCAAATGTATCTTTTTCCGTTTGGATGCAGGCTTGGCGGGACAACTACATATCCCCCCGTCCCACGCGTGTCCACGCCTGGCGCAATCTTCTTGACGGAGTTTCGCAGTTTCCCTTCGGTATCGGCGTAGAAAAGCTGTCTTCCATTTCCCGTCAGGGCAGTAATGTTCGACTGTAGCCGCAATCGATTCGCGGAAATCGCACCTTCCGCCCCATCCACATCTACAACAGCTATCCCTGACTTCAGTCCTGTGGCGATTCCTATGTTCGCGTCTGGGCATTTCGTCCACCATCCTTTGATCGTATCGGTGTCAGTCGTGGCATCAAGGCAACCGTTCGGCACAAGTGAGCCAAGCGGTTCCTTGCCTTTGGGTCTGCAAGGAAACACGGCGAAGCCATCGGCGGCATACCTAAGAGCAGTTTGCATCATCATTTACCAAGGTCCGTCCACGCTTCACGCTCTTGGCAATATTTACACTCACACTTCCGAAAGCACAAGCAACTTCCATCATTCGCGTGGCCTTCTTCATCACAATCATATTTTGGCTTTACTTTATGACCCATAAGAGAATCCTTTCCACAACCGCATCAAACATATTTTCTAGCGTGGACCACATAGTTTTACCAATTCCTCCTTGTATTGCTCCGCGTGTTCCTTGGAATAGGACCACATCAACACTTTGTCGCCATCCTTTACCCACCAACCTCCGTGCGGTCCAGCGACTACCGATAAGTTCATTTGAGCCCACAAAGTTCTACTAGCTTCTCCTTGGCCTTCTGCTTCGCCTTATTCCACTGCGCCAACGACTCAAGCTTGCGGTTTATCTGGCGCGCCACTTTACGGGACTCGCGTATACAGACTTTAAGCTCTTTAACAGCCTGTCTCTTCATTGATGGTACTTTTTTCATCGATTGGCTCCTTTCGCGGTGCAATTCTCGGGTCGCCGTCCTGGGCAAAGTACGACGGTGGCTTAACGATGATGTCTTTTTGGATCGGCAACCCGAGTTTAACGGCCAACTCTATAGCGTCGTTGTACATATGCGGCGCGTATGTTTGCCGTCCATCCGCGTAGCGGCGGGCCATCCAAGATATGTCCAGTATAATGGACTCTAGTTGTTTTTCTCTCCTAGATTTTTTCATCATTCGCTCCAAGGATCAAGACCGCTTGCGTTGCACTCTTCCCAAAGCTCCGCCTTCACCGCTTCGAGGGCCTCGTCCGCCGTCTTATACTCGTGCCCGTGCTTGAGCTTGTTCCGCAGGAACATGGAGACTTCGTACACGATGGACTTCCAATCCGCCCCATGAATAGCGCAAGCGTACTCGTATCGTTCTTCCGGCAAGTTGAATGTCATGGTTGCTTTTGGCATAGTTACTCCTCAAAATCCAGCGTTTGAATCGATGCGGATGATTGATCGTATATTTCATCGAACATGCTTCTAAGTTTAAGAAACTTGTTGAACACGCGCTTTCCAAGTTTGAAAGTCTTGGTCGTGAGTTTAAAATGCGGCTTGTCTTTTGACACGTGTACGATCATTCCTTGCTTGATTTCTTGGCCCGTTTGCTCCTTATACGCTTCCGCGTATGCGACAAGTTGAATATCCATGTCGGGATAAATACGGCTACTTGTTTTCCAATCATAGAGCATAGGATTTCCGTCAAATGTCCCTACGGCATCTAGCGTTCCCGAATAGGTATGCGTATGGCTTATTACTTTTAATTCTGTAGAATGAATCTCGCCATTTACACTTGTTGCCCAATCAACAAACGATCCCATCATTCCGCGCAGGCGTGGATAATAAGCCGTGGACAATGTCATGCTCAACTGATAACCGCCAGTTTCAAGATACTGTTCGACGCAACGATGAAATTCCGTGCCTATCTCATTGGCGGCTTTCACTTTCCGCTCGGCAAGCGATCCCCACTTTTCACGCCATGTTTGAAGCCAAGGCTTCGATTCCGCACTAATTATAGTGCTGACACTCGGGTACCACACTCCGTTTACATAGCATTCAGTATGCGGCATTTATAGGTATCCTAGAAACATGGCATGAATCTGCTCGTCGATCTCCAAGAAGTCCAGCTCTTCACCCGTCGTGTATTCGATGCTCGCCGACGCCCCGTAAGGATCGACGTTGTGCGCCGGAGCATAAAACTCGAACTCTATCATCGGTTAACCCACGCGAGCATCCGCTCGGCAAGCTTTTCGACGACATCGGCATAGGACTCAATTGTGCTGCCCGTATTGTACTGGCTCGTGCCCACGGACATGGCGGCGGCTTGTATAACGCCGCTTCGGCGAATGCGCACGCCCGTCTCGATGTCGCGCTCCTCGCGTCTGCGCCAGTAGTCGTCCTTCGTCATCGGCGTCTCGCGTGTGTGTTTCGTCGCTTTCGGTATTTCGGTTACTGTTGGTGCATGATGCGTAGCATCAATATTGTTCTTTGTTGTTTCGACCGTCGGGGGGGTCGCCGTAGCAGTGCTTCCATTTTGGCGTTTCATGAGTGGCAAGGTAGCCTCCTATTATTTGCCTGAACTATTGGACTAGCCCATCGGCAGTTTGTTGGGGAATAGTTTCCATTATTATTGATTCGATCAATAGAAAAACCTACAGGTCGAATACCCATATCTTTCCTAAAGTTTACAAATGAGCCTCGCCAACGAATACACACTTTAATCCCTCGTCCACCATAAAGTGAGTAGTCTTTATCTTTTGAGTTATAACAACGTTGCATCATGTGTTGATAAGACCAATACTCTTTATTTCGTTGAATATAGCGATTAGCCGCTACTAAACGACGTGTTCTATCGATCTCCTTAAAAGCAAAATAACGCGCTTTACTTCGCGCACAAATCTTTCTTTTATGAGCTAGATAGTACGCTCGTTTATAGGCTTTTTCATCAAACATATTACTCTACTTCGACGCGAAACACATGAGCTGGCTGCCCACGTCCCACCTTCTTCTTGCCTGCATAAGTAATTGTAACAGTTTCACCATTCTCAACATGCGCGAGCTGCCGTGCCAAACGTGTAGGCGCGAATGCATCCACCGTTGCGCCTTCCTCTGGCTGTACTTCAACTTTGCCCGCTTTAAACTTGCACGTGGCATCCAAAACTTTGAAGCTGTACACGGGCCTTGGTCCGTACTCCGTTTTCACTTCCCGCTTGCCTAGCACGATTCCCTTAAGCATCGCGCCCTCTTCACGCAGGAATGCGGTGGGATTGAATTCTCCACCACCATTCTCGTCAGCAATCACTCTTGACATATGATTTATTCTCCTTTTTAATTAATCGAAGTCCATACAAAATGATCTTCGTTTTCATCGCCGCGTTAGCCGCGTAAGCCGCCGCGTAAGCCGCGTAAGCCGCGTTAGCCGCCGCGTTAGCCGCCGCGTAAGCCGCGTTAGCCGCCGCGTTAGCCGCCGCGTAAGCCGCGTAAGCCGCCGCGTTAGCCGCCGCGTAAGCCGCGTAAGCCGCCGCGTAAGCCGCCGCGTTAGCCGCGTAAGCCGCCGCGTTAGCCGCCGCGTTAGCCGCCGCGTAAGCCGCGTAAGCCGTCTCTTCATTTTCTTTAGTTGGATTTTTTACGAATCGTAAAGCAGCTTGAATCGCATTACGGGGGCGATGATCTTTTGGATAGATATTCTCATATAGTCGTAAAACTTGTTTTGCAGCGTACACTCCATAAAGCACTTTTTGCGTATGGTTCATTGCGCGTGTTACAAGCCAATTTGCCCACTCAAGCTTTTCTTTTTTTATTAAATTACGCGTGCCAGCATCTAAAAGAAGAATCCCCTCCGCCAAGAAGAATTCTTTACCTTCAGGACATGCACATTGGCGTTCTAGCCATTGCCGATCAATTTGCATATATAGCCATCCTTTCTAGAACTTAACGCCTATGGCAGCATGGTAAGCACCAAACCACCAACCAACCATGATGCTCGTGTTGGAGTAGAAATTGTATTGAATTTGCGCCAACGGCCTAACGCCGATCTCGCCTATTGCAAGAGCGGGACCGATATCGAATCGCCAAAGTTCCACTAAGTTTAATCCTAGGTAGCCATTCCTCTTCAGTGACAAGCCATCGAATGATGCCCCTATGGCCATGAACGGAGCCCGCTCGAAGCCTACAAGACGCTTCTTGATTATGACCGTCCCATTCTTCTCGACGAGGATGTTGAGATTGCGCGTGTATGATCTTGTCGTGCCCTTGTCGGTAGTGACGGTAAGGATATGGGAGGTCGAATTGTAGGACACGCGCTCCTTGTCCTGGGGCCTGAGAACAACGCCTTGTGGCTGACCGGCGACGATATGGCGTAGGCCAAACCATCCAGCCACAAGGAAAACAATGGCCGTGCAAATGGCCGTTAGGAAATGCTTGAAATGATCCGAGAATGTCATTGTGCCCTCCGCACTATGACAAAGAATACACTAGCGATTACCGCGTAGATATAACATTGTGGCTGTGGTGCAACCCATGCCGCCGAGGTAAGTGCTCCGGCGATCATAGCGAACATAGTTATCACGCTTTTGGCCCTCGATTGCTATAGGCGAAGGAACCGATGGCTGATGCGTAGAACGCCGCCTCGCTCGCTGTCAACGGCGGAAATTTTGCGAATGCGGATGCTGCCACGCGCACTATGAAAACAGCCGACATAGCTGCCATTATGGTATCCCCTCGTACATCCGCAAGGTCTTGAATATACGACCAAATCTGCTTTATTTTGTCGCCCATTATACACGCCCCCGATTTATTGCTTGCTTACAATAGCTCTCGATAAATTTTATGGCCCGTTCCTGGTACTTTTGCGCGGTGCCTTTCGCGATTCCGAGCACTTGGGCGGCCTCTGCAAGCGACTTCTCCTCCCGCATAGTCAACAAATAGACCTCTCGTTGTCGTCCTTGCAAATGCTCCACCGCTTCCCCCAAGATGAAGTGCGGATTGGAGGGCTGGTCATTGGCGTACATCGCCTCGCTCTCTTGTAGGCTATCGGGATTGGCTAGTACGTCCTCGGTAATGCGTCCAAAACGCTCGTCTAGCCCGTCTTTGCGTCTATATCCTTTGGAACGGGAACCTTTGTGCCCCTCCATCCATTGCTCATATGCCCCGCTTGAGCCGCTAATTTCTTTTAACTTCTGCTTTTTTACAAAGTGTCGGTCATTCATATTTGTCTTTCCCGATATACCCACACGGCCCCTCATTCGTAAGACACTTCGAGCGATTTCCGTTTTAATCGGGCCGCTTTTCGTGCCGCTTTAGCCATCTTTTTGTTCGCCACAAACACTTCGCGCCTTGCATGCTTTCGCGCCATCCGCGAGGGCGTCGATTTTCGATTTCCATAAGCTTTATACTGCATGAGTTTTGTTCTCCTGTCGAATTTTCACAAAATCAGCAAGTGCGATAATTAATTCACAACCATCTTTAGAAAGCTTATCTGACAAATAGCAAAGTTGTGTCTCTCGGCGTGATTCACTTATCATCTTTAGTTCAGCGGCAAAGTTGTTTAAGAAACGACTTTGTAATTCATCCGTTGAATGGGCTAACTCTTTTCCTAGAACATGAACTAATTCTCCAATTTCTATTCTCATTTTTCCTCCTCGGCGATTTTTGTTTTGTCTGGCGGCTTTATCAGCCACACTTTCAAATGTCGTATTCCGAATCGTCTCTCTTCGCCCTTTTCATATACGAATACATCAACAGCGTTATGTAAACGCTTATTGGTGGTATCGTTAACAATCCTAAAACCAATCCCAGAAATATAGAGACAATCACGATAATGCACTCTACCACTAGCCAAAAGATCGGGGCTAACAGCAACGCCAAGCTCTGAAACATTTTCGCCGATACTTGTCTCACATGCATGACGATTTTTGCATGTGGGCTTTGTTTGCTCTGGCGTTGCTCGATATGCCGTTGCTTGGAGCGTTCCCAAAAGTAGAAGTTCCGCTATCATAGTGCCCCCTTTCGTCAAAATACTTCCAACACTCTCGCCCGCATTCTATTATACATTCGCGTATGCGGACTTTGTTATTTTTCTTTAGGCAAATAGGGCATGGAACATAATTCCACCGTGGACATGCTATATCGATTGCGCGTGAGTGTAAAGTCTCGCGTGTGCAGTCCCATTCATTGACGAAAAAATCAATACAACAACGTGGGATATTGGAATGAAGCCCGAAAGCTATATCTCGCTCCCTACTCATTTTCACCCTCGAATATTTCGCCCGCGCCTTCGCATTCATGGCAGGGATTCCATGTATCCTCGTATGTAGGACCATCCAAGCCTGTTCCACGACAACTAGGACACAAATGTGAATTCATAGATTTATCCTCCTTGTGTATCAGAATATTGATGGATTGTTTCACCGCAATTAAGACAACGCCATGTTACTATCCCATGGGCATCCTCTTGAAACTCTAGTCGATGCTCTCCGTCTGGCGAGGTTGACCAATGACAAACCCATTCCATATCAGCTTACCCCTTTCAATGAATGTTCCTATACCCTAAGCATTTTCAATTCTGCCTTCTCCAGCAAATTCTTGGCTACCCCACTGATCCGCCATTGCATTAGCTATTCCGTCGAACGTGCGGCTTCTAACTTTCGCTCTTTCCTTTGGTGGCAAGTGAAACGCATCAGCATACCATTTTGGCATAGACTTACCGCTAGCGAATGTGATGCGTTCGCCACTGCCTACAATAGTTGTAGGCCTAAGCTTAGGAAGGCCCTTTAGCCATAAACATGTTTTTTTACTGAATGGATCACCAAATTGATAAGGCTGAATTATCTGGTCTGGTTTTCGCCATTCTTTCGACATTATACCTACTGGGTTTTCAATAGCAATCCGTGGACATGTCGCATTTGCAAATTGCATAAAAAATTCTATGCCTTGCCGTTGACGACCATCCGCGCGTTTTTGGGCAAACCAAGCAGCTCCGCTTACGGCTAAATGCGTGCACGGCGGAAAAGCTAAAATCATATCCCATTGAGAAGCTAGCAATGGCGTGACATCCTGCCTCAAATGCCATTCGGGATGACTACCCCCGCATGGTTCTATATCGCACGAGTATGCTTCGTGACCTCGTAGACGAAACGCTTCGGTAACTTTTTGTGATTCCTCACAGGCTACAAGTATTTTCATGGTTTAGTCCTCATGCTTGCCCTCGCTCGATACGGAGAAGTGGTTAAACCTCGTACCCCAAGGGCAAGCGAAAGACTATTTCATTCCCAACAATGATAGGCGAGCCTCAAGAGCTTTCAGTTCTAAGGCCTGCTTTTCAAGCAAACGTTCCTCGTAACTCTTCCCTAGCTTTATTACTATCCTCGCACCTATCGTCGAGTTGTGCCCTTGCCCAAACACGTCCGAACCTGGCGTAGAGCCGAACACGTATGTGTCGAACGCTTGCACCTGCAGATACTTCACGTCGATGATTCTCACCGCCGCGTCGAGAGCCAAGTCCGTGCCCTTGAATTGCGTGCTCGCGTCGATTCCGTTCTTTCCGTCTTTTCCGTTGACGCCGATAGGTCCGTTCACGCCGTTAGCTCCGTTGCTACCGTTTGGCCCTGGCTGTCCTTGCGGGCCCGTAGGTCCTTGCGGTCCTATGATTCCTTCATTGCCTTCCGGTCCTCCGTTGCCATTTCCGTTTCCTTCGTTAGTCGCCAGCCCCAAGGCGGGAATGGCGAACAAAACGACGCTAATAATTATCGCTTTTTTCATCGGATTATAGCTCCTTGTTTCTGCTGGGATTCCCAGCTCTTTACTATTTCCTCTTTGCTCCGACCGCTCGTGTTCAAAGGCTTTATGGCCAACTTGCAATCGTTGCTTAGCACATGTTGGTGGTACGTAGACCACCGGTCGAACTTCGTTTCGCACCGCACGCACAAGTTTTCCGTTTGTTGCTTCGTTAGTCTTTGAGAGTAGAACATTAGATTAGCTTCCTTTCCTTTAGCCCTTCAATGGTGAACGTCGGATAGCCGCCGGACGAGTAGTCGTACCTAGGCAGGATGGGCAGCACTACGTCCCACATGCGGGAGTCTATCCCGTACTTCCTGGACCACTTCATCTGGCCCTTGTACACTAGTCTGACTTGCCGCTTGACGCCAATTGCTCGAATCTCGGCCCGTTCCTTGCTCGTGGTCAATGCCCGTAGTCCTGTATTAATGGTTTTCATGCGCGTTCACCACTTTCTGTGAATTCATACTCATTCGCTTTAATATTCTCGTCTACTGCCTCATTGCTCTGAATGTATTCCGCTTCTTTGCGAAGCATTACAAGGTATTCCTCAAGCAATGCGTGTTTGAATTCGCTAACTACCTCATCGCTATCGTTAGGCTTGCGTCTATCGACAGATAGGGCAAGCTTATAGGTATCGCAGCTTTTTCCATGCTCTTGGCGAATGTTTGCTGCTATTTCGTTAACTGTAGTTTCCAGCTCACCGACGATAGTGTTTCGATCTACGTCGAATTCAGTTATACGTAGACCAATGCGACTAGCATCTTCATAAATATACTGATACCAATCATAATCGAATGCGCCTTCTAGATACCATGCACGCGCTTTATCTTTTGCATCGTCGGATAGCTCATCAAATTTATAGACTTTCGTTTCTTGAATTCTCATGTTATTTCACCCCCACAGTGATGCTATCAAACCACTCTTGCGGCTTCTCCTCGATAGTCGCCCCATTCGGCGCGTGCAACACGTCAAGGAAATACTGGTTAATGTGTTTAGAGGTCGTGCGACTCCAATGCTTCGCGGTCTTGAACGCCTTGCCGGTGCTTCTATCGATAGCCGCTACGGGCGTTTTGTAGCTGAAAAGCACAAACCAATCGTTGAGTTGTAGCTCGGTCATGTTCGCTTTGATTGGGTTAAGGTTCATTATGATATCTCCTTTTCATCGTTCTCACTTCTGCTTTAGTCTAACCCCAGAACACCAATTTATCAAGGCTTATTTTTAGATTTTTTCGCGCCCATAAGCGGATAATAGCCGCCCGCTTTGCCCAAGCGCACTACGTCTATTTGCCCTTCACTTAAAGTCCTTGGCGGGAAATGGGCTTGGCCTTGCGCGTCTCGAAACTCGTTGTGCAACTTGTACTCTGACTCACGACGTTCAATAGGACTGTTCATGGTTTTTATCCTCCAATACAAGCCTATCACGAAGACATTATTTTCGCAAGTCCCTTAAATCAAAACATGTCGCTAAATAAGCAAAGTCGACATCCGATTTATCTAAAGGACCCATATATGCCTGTCCTACGTTTACGGGCATCTGTGGGTATATCGGGAAGGCCCAAAGGCTTTCCTTTCTTTATTTCATCATTGCGATAGCGAAGAGGATAGGGCGAGACTGGCGGCTGACACGCCGGATAGGCCACAGGCTACGAGCCTGGTAACTTAAGTAACGCCACCTATAGGGTGGTGGTCTTGTTTTGTGCTTTAACGAACAAACATAATGAGGGAACTAATGCTAAGGACACTATACCGGCTAAGAAAAAGTGACTTGCAAAGTAGGAAACGTAAAATACTAGTCGGCCACTACGCTTACAATAAGTTCACTAGTGAAAAAGCCTATAAAATACGAGCGGATTTTGTACTAAGAAATTGGAAGCCTTCAAACGCAAAGAACTAGCACGCAAGCTCACCACGTTGTTCAAACAAACTAACGTAGTGGGTTTATTTACTAGCTCGCTAGGCCACAATGCGGATAGTATACTACCTATGCGGTACCTTGCGCGCCTGTCGTACGCGCATCCGTTACAAGTGTTTCGTATTTATTATATGTGGTAATTCCGTAACAATGCAAAGAAGCGTTAAGCGCGTACCTACGCCTTAACAATAGTTCACATCGGGGGGACCATGGACGAGCGGAAGCCCAAGGACGTTGGCGCGGCAGAGGACCTGGCCAGTAGCCCTTTGGCGGTCAGTCCGCAAAGCTTGGCGAAGCTCAACAAGGGCGGCAGGCCGGTCGGTTCTAGGAACCTCCACGCCAAGCACCCTAGCTCGATAGCCAAGCGGTTCGCCAAGGCTGGCCTAGACTGGGCCGCCGACTTCGCGGACGCCATCAGGCACAACCGGCGCGAGCGCATACGCATGTGGATGCGGCTGTTGCCGTACCTGATAACCACCACCAACAAGACCCGCGTCCGCAAATGGACGGGCAAGGCGAGCAGGGCGGCAAAGCTGGCCTTGGAAGCGATGGAGGGGAGATAGATTTGTTAACCAAACTTTACACATGGTTCTGCGGCTTATTCGACCGCTCGCCGGTGCACCTCGCCATAGTGCGCCGCTACCGCGACGCCAACGGCCGCCACGTGGGCGAGCTGTACATGTACGGCACGTTCGCGGGCGTGGGATCGTATAGGATGGTAGGATGCTCACTAGACAGCTTCCCGCTAGATTTAGGCTCTCTTTCGTTGGGCGACGAGCCTGGCGCGCTGGACCTATTGCACGACTTCATGGCCCCGATGGGAGCGAACACGTTCCGCGTGGGCGCGTGCGAGCCCAAGGACAACGAGAGCGTGCGCCGGATGGTCGGAGGGATACCGCGACGGAACATCCGCCTGGTCATACAGAACCGATTCATAGAGCACGTGCTGGACAGGAAGCCGTCGTGAACGGCGCGTCGCTAGGGCCGTGGATAGGCGTCGCCAAGTGACCGACGAGACTTGCGGGTATCGTTGCCACAAAGACGAGGCGTGCTGCCACGACATGCATTGTGACACGTGCGGAAGGCACCCGCACGAGCACGACCCCTGTCCGATATGCGGGGAGGCGGAACACTATTTCTACGACACGCGGGCGCACCTAGACGAGTTGCTGGATGACACGTATGGATGAGTGGGTCGGCGTGGTCCGAGCGAACCCAGGGGCGCACTTCATGCTCATCTGCGAGTGCTCGCACAAGGAGCGCGGGCACGAGAACGACGTAGGCGAATGTTCACGATGCGAATGTAATAAGTTTAGGAACACGACGCATATCAAAATGGGGGACGAGACGATCATATGAGCGATTGGCACATAGGTATTTGCTGGGTGTATGAAACTAGCTACCGCGATAGTCGTCTACATTGTATAGAAATGGCTGAACAATGCGACGCTATTCAAATGGGATGGGCGGATATATCGGAGAGACTATGAGCGAGCAGACACGATCCAGCGCGAACACGGACCCGCAGCTGCTGCTTGAGAGCGGGCCGATGATGCTTCGGGACTTCAACCCCAAGGGCGTGCTGAGGTTCCAGGGGCGCAAGTGCATAACGTGCGGCGGCGAGATAATGGACCACTGGCTGCGCGACGACATGGACCCCAGCCTGAAGGGGCTGTACTGGTGCACGCGCGACGGGATCGGGTTCAGCGAGGGGATAGACGGCACAGTGTGGGACGTGCCAGAGGGGTTCGGAAATGGAACGCAAGCCTAGCGACCAGATAGAGAACAGCCAGTTCGACATACCGTTCTTCGTAGACGACACGGACCCGCCAGACCACAAGTGCGGCGGCTGCGAGCACCGTATCCGCGTTGGCGACAAGTACACGTGCCTGCTCGTCAGGCAGGACATAGACCTAAAGCGAGGCACATGCCTGCTATGGGAGAAGGGGCCGGAGAAGTATAAGTCAGAAGACATCAAGCCCTCGCGCTCCACGCCGGAGACGGCGGGGTATGTCGAGGCGGACCTGGTCAACTGTGGCACGTGCGACCACTACTCGCACGGCAATTGCCTGCTGTGGACCGGCAGGGTGAAGCCCGGGCAGTGCTGCGACGTGTGGGAGCACACGGACAAGCCTGTCATAGGATTTGACAAGCCGTACACGCAGGAATAGTTTATAGTTTGGGGTTCGCTGTAAACAATAGATTTACAGTAAGCTGTCATATAGTGACAGTATCAAACATAATCGGGGGATAACTAACATGAGCGACACAACCAACGCAGTAGCAGGGCAACAGGTACAGCCGACGAAAGTCGCACAACTGAAAGACATCGAGGCCATCCGCGACCTGTTCGCGCGGGCGCACGACTACATCGCGCAGGCAAGCCACCCAGGGCACCTGGGAATGAAGGTGGCAGAGGTGCTGAACTTCCTCGCCTTCCAGTACAACGACTTTAAGGTGCGCGGGGAGAACCTGGCGAAGGTCATCGAGAACGAGGCGAAGGCTGCTGCAAGTGTGGTAGACATCGAAGCGGCTAAGGTCGCCACGAACGCCGTTTTGTCGGACGAGCATGGGGCCATAGAGTCGGTGGATTCGCCGAAATCCTAGTGGAGGGCGTCTCCTCATCGACCGGCACGGGGAGCCCTATGGATAACCATCCTCGTTGCGACTGCCACGAGTGCACACAAGCGAGAGCTAGAGAATTACAGCCTGGCCAACTTGGATGGCCGTACTATCCAATATACCATCCTTGCTACTATTGTGGTCAGTCGCTATGCGGCGGTCATGTAATCTGTTGATATGACCGATGCCGAGAAGGCAATTGAAGCGTCCTGGCAGATAGGGCGGCTGTACGTACACCTCAACCCGTCCCAGCGTAAGATATACGATGCCTTCAAGGCGAGCACGGGGCGTAATTCCAAGTTCGTCGTCAACTGCAGCCGCAAGATCGGAAAGAGCGTGCTCGGCCTGTTCCTTTGCGCGGAGACGTGCATAGCCAAGAAGAACGCCCTCGTGGCCTTCATAGCCCCCACCGTGGACGACGTGCAGGAGTACGTGCGGCAGCTCTACGATGTGGTGTTCGCCACGTGCCCAGAGCACCTTAAGCCTAGGCTAAACAAGACTCAGATAAAGTTTCAGAACGGCTCCAAGATTCTTTTCCGTGGCGTGGGGAAGGGCGTTGGTACTTCCTACAATAATTTACGGTCATTCGCTTTTGACCTAATTATCCTCGATGAGGCAGGATTCTCGGCGAATCTAGACGAAATTGTCGATGGTGCGCTGGTTTCAACGCTCATTCCACGCAACGGAAACATGCTCCTGCTTTCAACGCCGCCGGTCACGCCGGACCACGCCTTCAAGGGCTATTGCGACCAGGCCGAGATAGACGGGGCCTACATGAAGCTCACCATCCGCGATAGCCACTACCCGCTGGAGCGGCAGGAGAAGTTCATAAAGGACCTCGGCGGGATCACCTCCCACAAGGTGCGGAGGGAGTTCTTCTGTGAGTTCGTTATCGATACGGACTTCCAGCTCTGCCCAGAGTGGAGGCCGGAGTACGAGAGAGAAGTTCCAAGGAATGACAATTTCAAGTTCTGGTTTAAGTATGACGCGCTGGACCAGGGATGGACCGATAACTCCGTATGCGGGTTTGCCAGTGTTGAATGGGCTGGCGGAAAATCTGCGATCGTTCTTCGGGACGAGGTTTGTATGAAGTCACCCGAACAAACCACCGACCTTTTAGCCGAGCGAATTATTGCTAAGGAAAAGGAAGTGTTCGCAGATGCGGAGATAAAGAAGAGGATCGCGGACAATAACACGCCGTCCCTTCTCCAGGATTTTAATCTAAGGCATCATCTCTACTTCTCTCCCGTGGAGAGCAAGACCTATCTGGATGTGATGGTGTCGGATGTTCGTGAGCTAGTGAAGGAAGGGCGCGTGATCGTGAGCCCGAAGTGTGTGCAGACGCTCGGATGCCTGAAGAATGGCGTGTGGACCAAGACAAAGGGGGGTGCCCGTGGCAAGGAGTTCTCCCGCTCCAAGACATTTGGCCATTATGACGGATTCGCAATGCTTATGTACCTTGTGCGAAGCGTTGACCTCCTCACTAATCCGCTTCCGCCAAGCTTTAGGCACAATGAGGAGAACACGTTCATCCCTAAGAAATTGCTGGAGGGCGACAAAGCGCAGACAGCAGAGATTATTAGTGCGGGGTTAGACGCCGCAATGGGCCAGGAATTTAACCGCGAAGAACATGATGAAAGCTATGACTAGCGACAATCCTTATTGCGAAAAAGTAAAACGCGGGGACCATACGGCAGACGATTTTGCAGCGTTCCTTCACCACCTAGACGGTTGCAAGGATTGTTGCCGTAGAATCTACAGCCGGATATTAATCGAATATAAACAAAAAGAAAACGGAGCGAAATAATGGCCAGTGGTTCAATGAACTCGAAGACGTTCGGCGGCGAGCCGGATCAATATTTCGCCACGTTGCCCGTTGAAGACTTATTGCCGGAGTGTGAGCGGCGGGTCAACGACTACCAAGATTATGCCCTCCGTACCGGCAAGCTGACCACGTGGCGCACCAATTGGGAAATGTGGATGCGTTCCGAGATGAAAATCGGCATCCGCTTCGGCGGAGATCGTGGGCAGTACAAGCTTATTGAATCCAACATTTATCGTTCTATCGTCACTGGCCTTGTGAGCACGATAGCGAATCAACGGCCTTCCTTCCAACCAGAGGCCATAAATGATGACCATAAGAGTATGTCACAGGACATCATCTTTGACTCCGTAAGCAACTACTACTTGAAAGTTAAGCACATGGAAGACGCCTACAAGATGGCCCTCACCTACGGGCTTGTTACGGGCGAGGGATGGATGTTTGAGAAGTGGAACGCGGACATCGGCCAGATCGTGGACGTGATGTCCGACCCTTCCGGCAAGCAGGTGCCAGTAAAGGAGGGAGACTTTCAATACGCTATTCTAGGCCCCATGGACGTAATCCGAGACTACACGCGCATGGATGTGGACAACGACTGGTATATTGTTCGCGAGTATCTCAACAAATGGGATCTAATCGCCCAGCGGCCAGACTTGCTGGACGAGCTTAAGGGTTACTCTATGCCCACTACCCTTCAACGCTTCCGCTTCGGTCACATCGTGGACGCCCAGACATCCAACTCGGACCTGATTCCAGTTTATACGTTCATCCACAGGAAGACCGCCGCCTGCCCAGAGGGGCGCATCACCCAGTACATAGACGCGGACACGTGGATTCTCGACACCGCGCTCCCATACGACGAGATTCCGCTTTACCCGATGATGCCGGACCAGACGCTCTTCAACAATTTTGGCAGCACTGTGATGACCTCCCTGGTCAAGCTACAGTACGCCTACGACAAGACGCTAAGCGTTATCGTGACCAATCAGCAAGCCTTTGCCATCACCAACATCGTAATCGACGAGTCTACCCAGACAAAACCAGAGCAGGTGATCGAGGGCTTGAATTTTATCAAGACAAACATGAAGAATGGTGTGCCAGTTGGTTTAGAGTTATGCAAAACACCCGCCGAAGTCTTTAAGTTCCTTGACATTCTAGAGAGTCAAATGGAGAAATTAAGTGGCCTTCCTTCAATTTTGCGCGGCCAACCGCCAACTGGTGTTGAATCTGGTACTGCCATGGCCTTTCTCCAGGCTCAAGCGTTGGTATTCAATTCACCTATTCAACAGGCATATATCAGTTTTCTTGAACGCTCGGCCACAGGACTTTTTAACATGCTAAAGAGCTTCGCCAACACGAAGCGCATGATTACTATAGCGGGCGCGAGCAAGTCGCCGTACATGGGTGAGTTCTCCGGCGCGGACCTGTCCAACATCTCCCGCGTGATCGTGTCGGCTGGAAATCCAGCGACGCGCTCGGAGGCGGGCAAGCTACAGATCGCGCAGGACTTGATGGCGAAGGGCCTCATAAAGGACGCCAACCAATATTTCGAGGTGCTTGAGACGGGCCAACTCGATCCCATGACGGAGGGACCAGAGGCCGAGAACATGCTCATCATAAAAGAGAACGAGCAACTTCGGCGTGGCTTGCCGCAAATAGCCTCGCCTTGGGACAACCACGCGAATCATATCCAGCAGCATTTTGTGATTATGATGGACCCCGCATTGCGACAGAAGCAGAACGATCCCGTTATGGCGGCGGTTATTCAGCACAATATGACCCATGCCCAATTTTTATTCCCAGGAATCCAGTCCCTTGACGACCCGCGCTTGATGGCATTGATGGGCAATAACGTCCAGGGGCCGCCCCCAGGAGCACCCATGCCGGAACAGCCGACGCCAGGACCCGTGGCGAATCCCATGCCAGCAGGGGCCGCGCCGGTGACGAATGCCGCACCGCCGTTGGCGCAGGCGGCGGGGGCCATAAAGCCGCCGCGAGCACCGATTTTACCCAAGGCAACGCCACCGATGGTGACGGCTGCCGCATCGCAGATGGGCAACGCCGCGCCGCCCAAAAAATAACCAAGGAGCCCAAACATGTCCCTAATCGCAGATAATAGAGCCGTAATAAGCGTCCTAAACCAGACGACCACGACCGGCGTCGTCTTAGACCTCAGTACCATCGATATCTTGTCGTTGTCGGCCACGTACGCGCCCGTAGGCGGCGGGACCGGAACGCTCGCGGTCTACGAATCGGTGGACGGCCAGAACTTCGTGGCCGTTTCGGGCCTGACTGTCAGCATCACTATGGCGGGCACGACGATCTGGCACCTTAACCCCGTGTTCAGTCGCTACTACAAGATTTTATACACGGCCTCTAGTTTCGGAATGAACCTTACAGTCACCATGAATGCCAGAAACAATGCGGACTACGACGACGTGACAGTTGTTCCTCCGCCAAGTGTAGTGAATAGCTAGTACCAAATAAACCAAGGAGAATAAAATGGCAGACAATGACAAAAGTATAAACAATCTAAGATACAACCAAGTAACCCAAGGACTAGAAGGATTCGGAGGGGGAAGTCCGGCATGGACGCCGCTCACCCTTGTGGCTGACGGAGGTATAAATCGGCTTACTGGCGACGTGGCAGCTGGTCCAGGCACTGGAAGTCAAGTGGCAACTATCTCAACGGGCGCGATTACTGCGACCAAAATTGCCTCTGGTACGATTACAAACACGCAAATTAGCACAAGTGCCGCAATTGCGTTTACCAAACTAGCTACGCAGCCAAGCGATACAGTAATGGTGTCAGACGGTTCTGGCTTCATCGTTGGCGGTGGAGCGAGCGCAACCGAAGTAAATTATCTTTCTGGAGTTACTTCCGCAATTCAAACTCAGCTCAATAGTAAAGTCATAAGCGTATCTGGTACTGCTGGTAATATCTCCTCCACCGGCGGAACTACTCCTGCTCTCGATCTTATAAACACGGCCGTTACTCCTGGTTCTTATACATCGGCTAATATAACGGTAGATGCGAACGGGCGTATTACAGCTGCGGCCAGCGGGGCAGGTAATACTCCGACTATTGCTTATGCTCAATCAAATACTCAGTTTCACACTACTTCAACAACTTTCGTTACTACAGGTTTATCTAAAGCAATTGCACTGAGCGACGCGGCCCATCTCGTTCATATTAAATTTACTGGCAATGCTTTTTTAGACGTAGACTGCTTAAATGGCGATTGGACAATATTTAAGGATGGAGTTAATATTGGCGACGCTACTTTTGGTTTTTCTTTGTCACACAATGGAACTGTCAACATTGCTACTCCGGCAGATTTTGGGGTATCAATTGCTATTGATATTGTTCATCATCCTGCGGATACTGCATCTCATGTCTATGAAGTATATGCTCAAGCTCGAAACGGCGGCAATCTTTACATGAACCTTAATAATGGAGAAGTTTCTACGCTAATACTCGAAGAAGTAATCGCTGTCTAGAAATAAACTCTATTAGAGTGACTATATAATGGCTGGTCCTGTACCTACATATCTGGCCACTCAGTTGGCGGCCCAAACCGCGTTCAACGTCCCGTTCGGTCTTTTGGCTCTTGTCAATGGAGCCATCACCACGGCCACAGCGGCGGGTGAGTTCAACACGACAGTGGACTGCTCGTTGTTCACCGCCGAGGACGTGTCCAATCTTCGCGTATACCTGGACAGTCTCGGCTACTTGGTGGAGTTCGCCAAGAATTCAAGCGAGAAAGCCCTTCTTATAGACTGGGGCCGTCCGTTGGATATTGACGGAAACACGGCCACAGTCGTTACCCAAGGTACCGTTCCTTGGATAGTTGCGGAGGTGCCGAATCCGACCGGCGTAAACCTATTCGCCACGAGCGACACGGTGCCGAGCGGAATAGAGACGACAATCTTATCCTACACGGTTCCTGTCTCGTCGTTTCATGTGACGCAAATGGTAGGGTGGGGCACGTATGTGGGCGAGTTCTTGATTCGCAAGAACGGCTCCATCATAGGGGGCGGACGAACGTCAACCGCCACGCAAACTTTGGATATCTCGTATGCTGGCGCACCCATACCGGCGGTTAGCGGCGATGTCATTACTGTCACAGTGCTTCAGTATGCGCCTGGTCTAAGACAATTTCGTGTTAATTTGATGGGGGAATAGCGTGTCAGACCATGATCCAAGCAAGAGACTGAACTCCAAGCGACTCGAAGTGGAGATGTTTGGCCTTCAACTTAACCTTAAGCGGCTTGAGCTGAGAGTCATGGAGATCGAGGACGAAAAAGCAAAGATTTCGGAGAACGTCGAGGCATCTAACAAGCGCATCGCGGAAATTCAAAAAATTCTAACGGAGAAATAATATGGCAGATAATGATTCACAACTACCGGTACGGGCCCTCGCTTCTGAGTTCACCACCGAGGTGGCAAACGCCGTTGGAACGACGATTAATCCATCGGAAGATTATGCTCAAGGAAGTACGACTTCCGGCCAAAATGGTGTATTGATTCAGGGTGCGGTTACTACTGCCGCCCCTCTTTATACAACGGGGCAAACTAATCCTCTTTCATTAGATGTGAACGGAAACTTACGTGTCGCAGCTACTATTACTCCTAGCGGCACGCAGAATGTAAACGTTATTCAGTGGGATACCACAGCTTTAGGTGCGCCGTCAGCTTATGGCACATCGCCTGGTGCGGTCAATGTTATCGGCACAAATTCTTTCGTTACCAATACGGTGGCGGAAAATCTCACGCAAGTAGGGGGCTCGGCCATCTCCCTTGGGCAGAACACGATGGCAAATTCGGTCCCAGTCGTCGTTGCATCTGACCAATCCCCCATCAACGTCCAGATAGGTGGCGTAACGCCTGTCCTCACATATTTTACCGATGCGGCTGTGGCTTCGGGAGCAACTGTTACTCATTCCGTCGCCGGTCCTGTTAAGCTAGATCATATTCATGCTGCAATGTCGGGTACACTAAAAATGACGGTCGCCATCGGAGTCACGGGCAGCGAAGTAGTCTATTGGAATGGGTTCACGAGCGTGTCTAATCCGAATTCAGAGTTTGATATGAAAGACTCTTATACGATTCCTTCGGGGTCTTCTGTTAAAGTGACGCTCAAAAATAGAGACACATCAGCTCTTGATACATATCTAACATTCTTTACGCATTAATAGGGGACAAAAATGGCTGATGCTCCCATAGGCTCGGATGAAGGTGCGACGCAAGTAGTTCTCACCGATGCTGTCACTCCCTCTAACACTGGTTCGGTGGCCGAAAGTGGCGCGTTGTACATTGTGCCGACTGATCCTTTTACGGACTCTCAATCTTGGGTAAGCAAGGTCCATAGCCTACGTACTAGCTCTCTCGTGCGCCTTGTGGGTACTTCTTTCGCTGGAGCAAAGGACACGAACTTTTGGACGGAGACTGTAACAGGCAGTGCTACAGTTTTGCAGAATGCTGGGCGCATTCAGCTCTCTACGGGTACGACGGCAAATTCTACAGCGCAATACCAAAGCGTTGATGTTGGCATATTTGTTGCCGGTTGCGAAAATGTTTACCACGCTGTTCTGAAGGTAGGAGATACGGGAACCGCCAATAATACGCGGAATTGGGGAGCCTTCAACGCCACCAATGGCATGTTTTTCCAGTTGACTGGCACAACGCTAAATATCGTTACGCGTGCCGCCTCTTCTGATACGGCGGTAGCCGAGACTAGTTGGAATGTTAGCAATTCTTTTGTTTTGGACGGCAACTATCATGTTTGGGAAATTGTGTATTCGTTCGCGTCCATCGATTTTTATATTGACAATTCTTTAGTTCACCAAATCGACACTGTTGAAACGCCTTTTCTTTTTCCAAAGTCTCAAATTTTAGACCTTCCGTCGACTCTGCAGAACAATAATACCGGAGGCGGTGCTACCAATACCACCTTGCAGGCACTTGAGGTGTCTATACTACGGCTAGGAAATATTGTCACAGAAACTAAGTTCGGCCATATAACAACTGCTGCAACTACCATTCTTAAGAATACGCCTGGAAAGTTGCATTCTATTACAGTAAACACGACCGCTGTAGCAACCAGCACTATTACGATTTATGACAACACGGCAGGTTCGGGAACAGTTATAGGTATCATCACTTCTTCTAGTGGCTTGCAATTGACGACATTAAAATATAACGTACCGTTCAACGTAGGCTTGACAATTGTTTCTACGGGTGCGTGGGATTTAACTATTTCTTATGAGTAAAAAATGTAGGATCGCATGAGCGAAGTTGGTTCTCATATTTCGGAATTTGTTACTGCCGATCAGGTCTATACGATTTCTGTATTACTTAATCAGGTAGCATCTGGCACGGACAATCCTCTTGTTTTGATAAAGAATCCAGCGGGGAATGGTAGGATTCTTTATCTTTATAAAGTAGCCTTGAGTTGTACTGCTGCAAACGTGTCTACTACTTTTAGATTATTTGCCGATCCGACTATCACGGCTAATGGTACTGTCTTCACTCCGGTCACGAATAATGTTGGGAGTAGTATTGCTTCTACTATGTTAGCGTATACACTATCCGTAGTTTCGAGCGGCGGTACGCCGCTTGACACTTATATATACGGGCAAAATTCAAATTCGTTGAATTTTTTACCGGATTTTTCTATTCATGTGAATCCAGGACATAGTTTGCTTGTTACAGGTAATCCCACTTCTAGCAATAGGCAGGCGGCAATGACGCTTACTTGGACGGAACTCTAAATGAAAATCGCTACAATTTTTACCTATGACATAACAAATCCAGTCGAAGTACAGACTTGGCTCACTGCTAATCCTACGGCAACTATTTTTCAAGTTTCTCTAGAAAATTCATACTTTTACATTTTTTACACCTAATGAAAAAGGAGAAAGCGATGCCAAAAACACAAGTCGGGGAAGAGAAGGAGCCGCAAGCGGCTGTAGTCTCTCTTGCGTTCAGGGTGATTCCAGACGCGGAAGGATTGTTTGCTGCCGAAATGTTGATGATAAAGGACGATAAAGTAGTAGGAAAACGTAATGGCTTGTTCACTACGCTTGGCCACGCCATCGGGGCGGCTGACGACCTGATGGACGGGTGGGCGTTCAACGAGATCGAGCAGAAGCCAGAGGATTACTTCAGGAACGTCTACCTATGAGAGACTACATAGCTCTTTACTTGCTCACAATCGCACTGCTCGGTGAAGCCGCTTATCTTCGCTCCCCGATAATCGCGGTGTCTGCGGTTGTGTTATGGGGAGTGCAGGCCGCGCAGACCGTTTTAGCGCGTAAGAATCGAGACGCGGACATCGCCGATATGTTGGCGACGCTCGCGGCTCACAAGGCACAGATGTCCGTACTCACACGAGATATCACTAACGTGGCCGAAAGGGCACGAACTATCCTCGGTGAGAATTTCTAGGGGAGATAAACCATGCCAGAAACCAACGCCGCACCAGCCGTAGTTGCACCAGCAGTATCTAGCGAGGCGCAGATAGCCTCTAAAGCCGATGCCAAAGTTGCACCGAAAGTTGATACCTCGCCGGTTGTAAAAGTTGACGAGAATGGCGTTGGGGAAGCACCGAAAAAAATATTTAAGTTGAATGTTAACGGTAAAGAAGTTGAGTACGATGCCTCAAACGAAGATAAGTTAAAGGCCGATCTTCAGAAAGTATTTGGCATCGAAGAGAAAGCTCGCACGTCTGCTCAGAAAGTAGATATGGCAGATAAACTTCTCACGATGCTACAGTCTGATCCTATAGCATTTGACAAAGAATGCAAAAAGAATGGAATAGACGCTCAAAAGCTAGCTACTGAAATTCTCTATAATCAGCTCCGACTTCAGGCTATGACGCCCGAACAGCGCGAGCTAGAGGAATACAAAGAACGAGAAGCCGAAGCTAAAGCTCTCAAAGAACAGCAAGAAGCTGAAGCAAAGGCTGCCGAAGCCAATCGCAAAACGCAAGAGTGGGCGCAGAAATTCGAGAAAGACTGCGAGATTGCGCTTAATGCGAATAAGATACCCAAAACTAGACTAAGTTTGGCCCTTATTGCCCAGTATATTGATGCAGGCCTGACCGAAAAGAAAGAATATACAGTTGAACAAGTTCTTCCATATGTTGCACGAGACTTAAAAGAAATTCATCGTTCAACAATGGCTACTCTTGATGGGGATGATCTTTTGGCTTATGTTGGAGAAGAATTGTCCAATAAAATCGCTAAGGCTCGTGTTGATCGTTATAAACGAACAACCGCGAACCCAGTACCCGAAAAA